TTAATGAGCCCACCGGGGTTCGAACCCGGGACACCTAGATTAAAAGTTGTTAGATTCCTGCATTTCCCTGGTTAATTGAAAATTGAAATGCCGTATTTATGCGGTTTTCCGGTTATTTTTCTCTCCGGTATTTCTTCGATTCTTTTCTTTCCTGGTTAATTGAAAATAGAAATGCTGTATTTATGCGGTTTATCGGTTGTTTTTCCCTCCGGTATTTGTTATTTTTTATGTCTGTTTATCCAATCTTGGAAGTAAATAATTCTTGGTTCTCCTCTTGCTCCTTAACATCAAGAAGCTTTCTAACAGCTGCTTTAGTTCCTGGATCAGCTGCGTTATATGCTTTTTGTATTTCATTTGTTTTTAATCCTGTTAGTTCATCCAGTGATAATGCTAATTTTTCGCATATTATTATTAATTGCTCTATTGTTGGCTTACTATGTCCATTTTTCCAATCTGTTAATGGTGATTTCTTTAATCCTAGTATTTCAGCTATTTCCGTACCTTTTATATTGTTCTTTTTAAAGTATTCTAATAATTTTTTTATTATCTCTGTCATTATTTCCTTTCTTTATAATGCGAAAATTTAGCATATTTCTGTTGACTTTGCGAAAATTTAGCAATATAATATACATGTAATCAAATAAAGATAGTTTCATACCGCAGACAAACCGCTACTGTTTAGCGGTAGAGCTATCTTAACAAATAATTATATCAAAGGGCTGACAATCTAGCAATGTCGGAGCAGCTCGGAAAATAGGTATTTTATGATTTTAAAAGATGTTTTTACGGGTGAACAAATTGATATGCTTAAGAGTGATTTAAGTGATCATGATTTGTTTACCCTTCTTTTTTTGAATGATGAAGAAAAGCATAATTTTTTCAGAAATTTTAGAAGTACCTGGTTAGCAAAGTATGATGAATATTTAACTCGGTTTAATTATTTATATGAGGAATCTTTAAAATATAAAGATTCTGATAAAGTTAAGTATATCGGTTATTGTGATCGTACTCATTCTGTTTTTCTTGATATGGATCGTTGCATGAATTTTGTTAAAATCTATGACATTCTTCTTGATTTTATTTGATAGTTTGGCGATCTATGCGCCTTAACTTTATATTTTTACATTCCTCCCTTTTTATTTCGAAACACGGATAAAGCGACTATCCGTGTCGTGATCGTATTGGCCGGCGATTGCTTTGAAGATGATAGGCTAGAAAGGAAAGAATTATGAACGCTTTAATTACTGTATTATCTGTTGGGAAACCCTACGATATTGCTCCAGAATCTGGAGTTGGTGAACACACTGTTGGCTGTACTATGTCTTATGTTTCTACTGGTGATATTTCAGCTTCTAATTATGATGAAGGAACTGGAACATTAGGATATGCTCCTGTTAAGGAAAAAATGCCAGTAGAATTTTATGAAGTTGCAAAGGCTACGGGACTTCCTGCAGTTGCAAGTGTTGAATTTGGTATGAAGGCTTCAGGTGGAAAGAATGTTCTTTATATTCAGAAACTTGATTTCGTCCAGTCTTCAGGTAAGGCTGCTAAGTAGCCATATCATTACTTATTGGGGTTGTGCAAGAATCACAATCTTAAAAATGGTAGTGATAACCCCACATAATGTCATTACAGGATTGAGCATACCGGGAATATTACTCCTTTCCCGGTGTGTATGCCTGAAACCTTTTATATTTACTTAGGCACATGAAAATATATGAGTCGTGTGCTTATTAAGTGTAGAAGGGAGATGTACATATGTCTTTTGCTTTTATTAGCTGGTTAATTTTTGGTCTTGCTGTTCTGCTCTGGGTAGTGATTTTTGTTGTATTCGTTATTATTAAGATAAGAAACACTGTGCAGCGTAAGAAATACAGTGTTAAGCAGGATGGAGATGTTTCAACGGAATATTCAAGCAGAGGTTTGCATTAACAAGCTTTCTTCTTTCGTCGTTGTCCTCCTCTCCCGGCTGCTGTGCGTGACTTAAATGTGTTGTGTGCGCCCCGGCACAGGTATATACATATATTCCGGAGTTTTCTCAAAACAACTGGAGAATTAAGCGGTTCTTTACCTAAACGGAATATGTAAACCCTGCGGAACGTTAACCCTACGTAAGGTGTTACCGGTTAATTCGTAAGGCGTTAGACAAGGGTCCGGGAATGTAAGGCCCGGAAGTGCCGGGGCGCACACATAAGCGTTTGGTCACAGCCTGCCGGGAAAACTGTAGAGGTAAGAGAACATGTGTATTGTGAGAAAAATATGAAGTATATCCGTTTATTCTTCCTGGTCTCGGCTGTGGCGCTAACATTAAATATGTTTTTCGTAACAGCACATGCAGCGGAAACAGAAACAGAATTGCAGACAGTCACCCAGGAAGCATCAGAAGAATCAGGTGGATCTATAGAGGTTAATAATAGTGACACTATATATATTGTGTTTCTTCTCTCTGCAATATTCGGTTCATTAGTTGCATTTGCTTTCTGGGAGATATTCAGGGGGTAAATATGGCAGATTGTATTTTTAAAGGTTTTATGTTTGGTTTCTGGCTTATGATGTTTTCATGTATTGTCGGATATTTAGCCAGAAAAATGCTTTTTACTATTACTGGTTTTTTAAAATAGTATATAGCGCTTTTGCGTTATAAATATATTTATTGGAGGTATTGTTATGAATCCAACAATGTTAGCCTTAGTAGGAGAAGAAAATACTGTTCTTCCTACAAATGTTGTTACAGCACTTCAGCAGGGTGTTGATAAGGTTGCACAGGGAGGCCAGGAAGGTCTTGTTGCAATTCTTCCAGCTGGCTTAGGTGTTTTTGGTTTATTCTTCGGTGTAAGAATAGCTATCAACTTCTTCAAGTCTCTTGCTCACTAATCTAATAGGTTAATGAGGGGAGCATGTACCGGAATAAACCCGGTACATTCGTAATTTAGTTTGTGGGATTTTAATTATAGATAGGAGTAGAAAAATGGGATATTTGTTATTTCTTATATTTGTCTTAACCTGGTTGAATGTCAGGAAGATAAGAAAAGCTGTTGTTTATCTCGCAGTTCAGGAAGGATATTCAGGAAGCTTAAAAACAAAGATTCTTGATGTTATAACTGATTATGCAGCAGAGCGTAAGACAGAAAAGAAAGTCAGGAAGAAGCAGCAGAAAGAAAAGAAGCTAAAAGATGTAATAGATCGGGAGCTTGCTCCAGAGAGTGAGGTGCAGGATGAAACATCTTATTCTTGAGATTATAAAGGATATTATCTTTACCTTTGTTTATTATTTTGGGGTTGTTTTTTTTGGTTGTAAAGCATTTGGTGATAATCCTTTTGATTTAAAACTTTTCATTATTGTTTTTATTACGTTCTCTTTAGTCTGTATTAGTTTTGATGTTATTGATTATATTTATGCTAAAAGATCTAAGAGTGAGGTGCAGGATGATTAAAATACTTAAAAATGGTTTTTTTGCTTTCTTAGCTGATATTCTTGGATATTGTTTTGTATTTGCTAAAATGAAATCTTTTGATTTAAAGATTTTAGTTGTTGCTTTTTTCTTCACCTTTTTAGTTCTTAACATTCTTGATTTTATTGATTATATTTATGCTAAAAGATTTAAGAATAAGGATGGTGATGATAATGAGTAAGGTGTTACCTGATTACGGTTATTTAATAGGTCTTAATGGTGAAATTGTACCAGGTGATGAAGAATCTGAGTACATAAAACGTTATTTACCTGTTCTTTTGCTTTATGATGCTGTTCGTTTAGGTGTTAAGTTTTATTATTCTTTACTGGATTCTTCAGATAATGATAACAAAAATAAAGAACCAGTTGAAACCCAACAAGATTAGATATATAATCATCTTGCCGATTATTTTCATTTTGGAGGGGTTTATGGTTGGTTTATTTGTTAATCCGGATTTTGTTTATTTTCCGGCTTTATTATTATCAATTTTAACTTTTGTTTTGATTATTTTTCTTTTTGTTGGTGTTCCAATTATTGCAATTGTTTTTATTGTTAAGTACTTTAAACAGAAGAAGGAATATTATCAGACAAAGACTGAATATTATAAAAATCATATGAATGACAGGCAAGATTAATTTCTTGTCTGTCTTTTTTATTGGAGGTATTTTATGAAAAGAATCGGCGCGTTTTCTCTTGCAATTTTTATATTCGTGTTATCTGTTTTTTCTGTTATTCCTGTTTATGCAGATGGTGATAAAACTGTTCTTCCTTGTAATCTTAAACAGACTATGGCTTTTTCTTCTAGTGATGCTCAAGCTTATGTTGCAGCTCATAAGGATATTTATTCACAAGACGGCTATCTTCTTTTTGCTTACACTCCTGCAGCTTCTTATAATTGGAATTTATGTAAAGATGGTCAATTAACAAATATTCACATGTCTGATAAACAGGTTGCTAATTATATCATGACTAATAGGCCTTTTATGTCTATGTATACTGTTCTTTCTTCTCTACTTGCTAATAATAATTCATTTCGTGGGTTCTGCTCTGGTCTTGGTGCTATTTTTCTTAAGGATTCAGATGCAGGTACAAAGATTCTCGATACCCTTACCGGCAATTACAACTATTTAGATGCTCTTAACTATGACGAGGAGAGCCAGACAATAACAATGTCAAATGATAATGGCAACGTTGACAAGTTAAGGGAAGAAATAAAGAAATATTATTATAATAGCATAGGTTTAAAAGAGAAAAAACCTAGCGGTACGGTATCTAGTATAATAGATAGCTCTGATTTTCGTGCATGTTTTGAATATGAAGAAGATTATATAAATGCTTTTGGTTACAAAAATTATAAATACTGTTTAAAGACGTATTACGGCTTCTATTATTTTTTTAGCGATTTGAAAGATTATATCTATGTTTCTAATGATAGTAATAACGACCGCTTTTTATCTTCTTACGATAATTGGACTAAAGAAACATGGAGATTTCGCACGCTTAGATCTGACGGTTCAACAGGGTTTTTACAGCCTGTAAAAGAAGATACTGTTATTCGATACGATTTTACTCTTAAAGTTAATGTTTCTGATATGTATTTTTGGTACACTCCCTCTAATGGTGATTGGGTTCTTCGTCCAGATTGGGATAATGATTATTCAAAATGGGTTTCATTTTATTCTAAAGATAATTCATCTCTTAAATTTTGGGCTTCTTATAGTGCTTTGTATAATTATCTACATGGCGACCAGAACGCATATCTTAGCAGCAAGATAGAAGAAACCGGTAAGGATATATCTTACAGCATTAAAGACATGAATGAAAATCTTGGGACAAAGATGGATGAGCTGATTGATTCTATTAACTCTGGCAAAGGAAACATGAGCGCCGATGAGCTGCAGAACGCTATTGATAAAGGCCTGGAAGATCTTAATAAGAACACAGAGGATATAAAAGATAATACTTCTTCTATCCTGGATAAACTCGAGGAACAGAACCAGATTCTTCTGCAGATTCTCGGAGTAACTGAATACATAGCCTACCAGACAACAAAGGATGATGGCTCTTCTTATACCAAGACAGATTTAACAAATACAATAAATAAAATATATAACGGTCTCGGTAATGCTATTTTGTATGGCAAGAATACGCTGACTGATTCCGGTGACAGCTCTGGAGCTGCTTCACAATCTTCTATTGTTACCAGGGAAGATTTTAAATTGTCCAATAATATATATACATCCTCCGGCTCTGGTGTCTCTCCTGGCACTCCGGTTGTTGCTTATTCATTAGATGATTGTTCTGTTTATGATGATTCTAATGATTATGATGTTGGTATTGCAACACAGGATATAAATAACATGGATATACACGACGGACTGTTTGGAAAATTTCCTTTCAGCGTTCCATATCAGCTATATGAATGGCTGCAGGTTCTCCAGGCTGATCCGGTTGCTCCTAAGCTTGTTTATAATTATGGTTTTTTAATTGGTCATAAAGGTGAACAAAAATATGATCTTACCATTGACCTAAGTGTTTATGAATCCTGGGCGTATGTATGTAAGTCTTTCCTTCGTTTGTCCTTTACTCTTGCTATGTCCTTGTTTCTTTATAAAAAATTTAAGGGTAATTCTATTTTTTAGGGGGTGATATTATTAGTACATTTATTACGGCTGTTTTGTGTTCTGTCCTTGTTAATTTTCTTATTAATTTTTTTGGTGGAATTATTGAATTCATTTTAATTACACAGAATCTAATGCCAACTGATGTATTTAAAGGTCTGCTTGATGTTAATTCTGAGATTTTTATGGCTTGGATTCCTCAAATTAATTGGTTCGTTCCATTAGATTATGTTGTTACTTTATTTGGTGCATTTGTTGATGCATATGCTGGTTATATTATTTATGTTTATGCTCGCCGGATTCTTAAAAGTATCGTTTCAGGCGGTGGATTTTTAAAGATTCTGACTGTTTTCTTATCAGAATAAATTTTTTTAAGTGGGGTAAAAATTATGTCAATTGAATGTTATACAGGAGTACCCGGAAGCGGAAAAAGCTATCATACGGCCAGACGCATATATGACGCTCTCCGCTCCGGTGTTAATGTAATATCAAATCTTAATATTAATACTTCTATAATACCGCCTAAAAGCTCAAAAAAGGCATTAGGAAGCTTTATATATGTTCCAAATTCACAATGGATTAATTCTTCAATATTCCTTAAGTCGCCCATCGGTGGTAAGAGTGTCTGCAATGATACATTTTCTTATATTTATGGCCTTGAGAATTTTGCTCTGCAGTTTCATAAGCGAAATAAAAAAGGTCAGATATTTGAGCACCAGACACTTATTATTCTGGACGAGTGCCAGACAATATTTAATCCCCGGAGCTGGAACAAGAAGGACCGGCTGCAGTGGATAGAATTTTTCACTATGCACCGTCATTTTGGTTATGATGTTATTCTTGTTACCCAGAACGATAAGATGATTGATAAACAGATCCGGGGAATCCTTGAGACTCAGGTGCTGCATAGAAACATTTCCAAATATAAAGCATTTGGTAAACTTCTTGCAGCTCCCTTTGGCGGGAATCTGTTTATGTGTATCAAAAGTATGTACGGAATGAGCAAAAAGGAGAGTCATATAAAAAGCTCCCTTTTGTTTGGTTCTTCCTTCTACTTTTCTTTGTATGATTCTTACACCCTTATTAAGTGATTTATGCGTGTGCCGGGAATGCCGGGCGAAGCGTAAGACATAACCGGCACACGCAAAAAATCGATGGAATTTGGGGTTTGACCACGGATATGTAATACGTGGTCTATAAATACATATTAAATTTTATCTTAAAGCTGATAAATACTGAATAAAATGGCATTTTAATTTTGTCCTGAAATTGCCTTTTTAAGACAAAATAATGAGGGGGATTATATGGCACTTATTGAAACTGAATTTGACACTGAAAAAAATAATTATTGGTTCTATAAGAAGGAAAAAAAGTTCCTGCATTCCATAGATACATTTTACTATACTGTTACATTTGCTAATGATTTTAGTAAAGATACCAGTGATCCAAATGTTAAGGAACTTAGAAACTGGTTACATGAATTTAATATGCTTGTATGTGAGAATTTACAGGATAATATTATTCCTGTGAATGACCTTCCAGATCTTAATGATGTGACTTTGAATTACACACCTTGTAATTTTAATGGTATGTATACCCATGATTTACAAGTACCTGAATACTTTGATGTCCTTATTGCTGAATCTGTTCCTAATGAGCTGACAAATAATATAACTGTTCAGATTCGTTCTAAGGCTTTGTGGCTTATCGGCATTACTAAGTCTTATGAATACAGCTTAAGAATTGTTAAATCTCTTTCTAAGCGTTTTCATCTGCAGATAACAGAGATAAAAGAAAACCGTGTTGACTACTGTTGGCACACTAATTATTTAAGGAATCCTGAAAAGTTTTTCCGAATTGATAACTTTTCAGCTATGCATGTTAGTGCATTCAGGGATTGTCAGTATCATTATAAGTTTAACGCTAATTCAGAGTATGAATCTGATTATGTTGCTCTTGGTCGTCGTAATAGTAAATGCTTTGTTCGTATCTATATGAAAACTAAAGAGGTCGTTGAGCAGGGATATAAACCGTGGTTTCTTCAGATATGGCTGCTTGATAATCTTATTTCGCAATATGATTATTATGTACTTTCAAATTTGTATGTTCTTCGTAACTGGGATTGTCTTAATCTTATGCGATTGCAGTTTTATTATGATTATGGAACTGATCAGGATTACAAGAAACAGTGTTTATCTTATTTGAAATCATATTTCAAGGAAGGTTCTGTTAATCGTGATTCTGTTGCCAATCTTGCGGATATACTTACTCCCAGGATAACTATAATTATGAATAATGAGTTTCAGGTAATGAGGAAAATGTCAAAAACCTTTTGCCTTATAGAACACCCTAAAAATGAAAAGCTTGGTTTATCTAAAAGAATTTATGATGTATTAGATAATACTGCAATGATAACTGATTACCTGACACATTATACATTGCGTCTTGTTGAACCTAACAGTGACAAGAATAAATCACGCAGGGATTATATAGAATACTGGAAACGATTACGCAGCACAAAGATTTTTGACCCGTTTAAGAAGGATTATCCTAATCGTCTGGTCCGTGATTATTCGCGGGAATCTAACTGGGATTTAATGAAGTCTCGTTTTGTTCATTCTGCAGTTAATTTCTCTTTGTACAGTTTTGGTATTAATCATCAGGCTAAAAATGCCCTTGGTGATGTATCGGATCTTCTGGGTATGCTTAACGATAATGATATACATAACGCTAATATGTACAGATATAAGAGATCTAAACAGCTTTATCCTTCAGACTTCAAAGATAAGCTGGAGGTCAAAGAATGAATTCTATAAGTGATTACATAGAAATGTTTATCCAGGATAGAAAAGTATATTGTGAAGATGTTACTGTACAATCTTATGTTTTCTATCTTGGTCGCTTTACAAAGTGGCTTGATTCTGATGATTTTGAACAGCTTAATAAGCAGACATTAAGGAGTTATATATTATCATTAAGATTTACAATGAAAAATACTTCAATCGCAACTAATTACCGCCCTGTGAAAGCATTTTGTAAATGGCTTTACCAGGAAGATTATCTTGATAGAGATATTACAGTTGGTGTTAAGTTGCCAAAGAAGGATGAAGCTATAGTTGAACCTCTTACTGGTGATGAAGTTATTCAGATTGATAATTCTATCATTAACAATTCTTTGAATGATCATTTGGCTTTGAGAAATTATTGTATATTTCACTTGATGTTGGATTGTGGTTTGCGTAGAAAGGAAGTTGTTCAGCTCCGCAGGTTAGATATTAAACATGATAGGTTAATTATACATAATGCAAAAAATAACAAAGATCGTATTGTGTTACTTCCAAAGTTCTTATATTTAAGTTTACAGAACTATTATAATGAATCACATTATTGTCATGATTATGTTAAGAATGATTCTACATATGTTTTTCTTGATCTGCATGATAATGAACCTATAACAACCAATACAATTAAATGTTTTTATCAGGATCTTAAAGAGCTTTCAGGTATTTTAAGAGTACATGGTCATTTATGCCGTCATACTTTTGCAACATCTTATTTACAATATGGTGGTGAAATGGAAAAGCTTCGTTTATTTATGGGACACTCGGATTATAAAATACTCATAAATTATCTACATTTGTCTTTAGTGTATCCGAATGTATATAAACTTGATGATATATTCTTTAATAAGCCAGACACCTAGATTTTTTTTAATCCTGAATTTTTCAATAAAAAAAGACTTGCTTATTGGAACAAATCCAGTAAACAAGCCTTTTTTAATGAGCCCACCGGGGTTCGAACCCGGGACACCTAGATTAAAAGT